GGGACTGGCAGGCCGCGATCGGTAAAGTAGCCGACGAGGGTTTCGGAGCCCGCCTCGTAAGCGAAGTAGAACACGTCGAGGCCTGCGTCGACGAGAGTGCCGATGGCGTGGGTTTTGCCGGTGCCGGAAGGACCCATCAACATTACGTTGACGCCGGGCAAAGAGATGGACTGCGAATGGGTTTGGTCAGTCATGACGATTTTTCCTGAAAAGGGTTTCGAGGAACTGGTAGAGGGAAAGACCTGCCGCAGCGATGAAGGCGAGTAGCCAACCGGTTGCGGTGAGGGCGAACATGAGCCCGATGAAGGCAAGGACGAATTCCATGATGGTTACTCCGGTAAGGTTTTGAGGCGAAGGGCGAGTTCGTATTCGAGCACGGCTTTCGGGTACTCGTCAAACCGCTGCCGCCACGGAGCGATGAAGGTACCTCCGACTTCTTCGATGTAAGGGTGCTTCGAACATCCCCGGCGCACCGGCAGCCACTCCCTCCCGTCGATCATGATCCGAGCCCAGGCTTCCCCGCAGGTAGGGCAGAGGAAGACTTGAGAGGACTGGACGAGGGAGGTGTCGTCCCAGAAGGGCTGGGAGGGGGTGCTGGCGAGGAGCCGGGGGCCGAGGAAGTAGGAAACGGGCATGATGGGATATATACGGGATGTTACGGGAGAGTAATACCGGGGGAATTATCCGACTCATGCCCCCAGCTTGCTTCCCACTCGGCTACGGTAAGTTCTTTTCGGTCAAGTGGCGACCAGACCCGCTTTTCGAAATAAGTTTCTAGCCAACGATCCGGGTCCGCGGATTTGCAAACTTGAACCATCGAGCAGCCCCCGTACTCCGCGCAGGCATGGTCGAGGGCGAAGTCGTACCAGCCCTCTTTCCACATTGCCTCGAGTCGTCGGAGGTCGCGGACGGTCTGTTCCAGCCAACGGTCGAGTTCATACTGCCCGCGGTAGGTGATGGCCTGCTGGGTGTCGTACTTTGTCTTGAGGATCGACACTCCCCGGATGATCGTGCCGGCCGCTTCAATGCCGTATTCCTTGCAAGCCCATTGATACCCTGTGAATTGGGCGCGCATTTCCCACTGACGGGACCAACTTGGACCGAGCGAGCTGGTCGTCTTTTCATCAACAACATAGACCCCCCCGGCGAAGGAGGCAATCATGTCCGCCCTGCCAGTGTAGAGGACCGGATCGCCAGTGACTGGATGAGGGAAAGGCAAAGGCAGGGCGAAAGAGAACTCAATCCCGCGCTTGCCGTTCGGGAAGGTGATCGGGTCCATGCCGTCCGCGCCGAGTGGGTACTGGTCGAAGTAGAACTCAAGCGCCCCCGCGGTGCGTTCGAGGGACTTCGCCGACTCGGGAGGGCACTCGAAGTCCCCGTAGGCGTTGATGAGGGCTTGGAGGCCCGCGGCCTCGGCTTCGTGGCGAGGGAGGGACTGCTCGAAGAAAGCTTGCCGGGCGACTTCGATACCCTTTGCGAAGGCCCCGCCGGCGACGAGATGGACGCTTTCCGCCTTTGGCTTCCAATGCTGCATGTACGTGCGGAAAAGCTTCTGCGGGCAGGAGCGGAAAGTGGCGAGCATGGTACTATCAATCGCATGAGGGAACATCGGGCGCATTTTCAATCCTCCAGTTTAATTTCGGTTGCTTCGAGTGCGAGCGGCTCATTCATCGCGTCCTCAACTCCGCGGCGAACTTGCGCCGCATTGTCGCGGGCGGTTTGCTGAACTTCCGCGGCGATTACGCCGAACACGCGGCTAAGTGCCCCGTTGGACAAGCGGATTGTCTGCGCGCCGGTAGGGGAGGTGAATTCGACTGTACCGACTAACCGGTTAGGGAATTCGCTGTCGTAGGACGGGCGACGTTCGATGGTAAGACGTGAGATTTGCATGATTGCCTCCAAGTGCGCTTATGCGCGGGTTAAAGTCCATCCAGTTCGTTGAGCAGATCGTCCGAAGAGATATTCTTCTTCGCCCTCGTCGTTGCCTTGCGCTCGCGGGTTGCTTCGTTCCGGCCGGAAGCACCGATGCGGTCTTGCCTCAGCGCGGCGATTGCCTCTTTCATTTCGTCCTGCGTCAGCGTACCTTCGCGGGCCTTCTGCCGCCAAAGCTGGATTTTCGCGTTCATTTCAGGGGACATACTTAACTCCTTCGCTGTTGGGTAACACCGGGGGGATTACACACCACACCTATCCAGCGTGCAATCCCCGGCGGTCAAGTTAATTCAGGATGAGGCGGTACTTCGCTCGCGTGCAGGCCACGTAGAGGCAACGGAAGGCTTCCCCGCGGTTGCGGTTCAGCAGAATATCCCTCCAATCAACGAAGGCGGTGTCGTAGGTCGAGCCCTGCGCACGGTGGGCGGTGATTGCGTAGCCGTGCCGGACCTTGTGGAAGGCGTCCTTGAAGTCCCAGAACAGTCCCCAGCGCTTGCGGTCGAGGCGGGCGGAGGCGGCGAGTTCTTCGACCTTGCGGGCGTGCTGCGCGGTGAAGGCCTCGTGCAGGGCGTAGAGGACAATCGGGCGGTTGTCGTCGGTTGTGGCGGAGATTCGCCAGACCTTGAACTCCCCGTAAGTCGGGTGCCAGGTTTCCTCGACCCTCGTTACAGTCGCTTCGTCGTCGGTTGTCGCGACGACTTCGTCGTTCAAGTCCTTCGCCGGTTCAGTGATGATGATTCGGTCGGAGGGAAGCCAGGGCTGGGAGGGGTTGTCGAAGATCCGCGAACGGATGCGGGCGTTGAGCTGATCGACAGTGACGTTCCTCCAGGCAATTGCCTTCGCACAGTTCGGCTTGGAAAAGCGGCCTTGCTCCGCTGCGTCGAGGAGGCGCTGCTCGAACTCCCCCTCCGACACCCGCCAGACCCCTTCCGTCCCGTCGTTGTCCGCGGTCAGGTTGATCTTCGGCGCGGGGTGATCGACGATCTGCCGCAAGGCAGTTGCCAGCTTGAGGATCTGGTTGTCGAAACGCATGACTTTCGTCAGCTCCGCAACGGTGTCGGCGGCCGTCCAGATCGGAGAGCGGAGTTCCTTTACCGGAGGTAGCTGGGCGGGATCGCCCATGAAGATGAATTTGATCCCTTGCTGCTTTGCGGTGAGTTCGATGAACTTGAACAGGGTCTGGTTAATCATCGAGGCCTCGTCGACGACGATTGCCTTGTACTCGGACAAGTCGAGCGGGTCCTCCGGGATGGACAGCTCTTTGATTTCCCCGTTTGCTTCGAGGCGAAGTCCGAGCAGGGAATAGATAGTCCGGCACTCGGGCTTATACTCCTGCGAAGCGAGGGTGTCGCGGATGACTTTCGTGGCCTTGTTCGTCGGCGCGGTGAAGACCATGCGGCCGCGGACTCGGGGGATGAGGTGCTGAATGCAGTAGGTTTTCCCGGTGCCGGCGTAACCGCTTAAGAGAAAGAAGCGGGCGGCGGGGTCGCGAAGGAAGTCTTCCATCTTTTCGATGGCAGTGCCTTGTTGGAGGTTCGGGCCGGCGGCTGGTGCGTTCATGGTTTAAGTTCCTTGTTAGAAGAAAGGTTTTTGAAGATTGTGTCTTCTCCGTCGTCGAGTTCCGGCCACGCCGTCTCCAGCCGTGCTTCGGGCCGGGAGTAAGTCGACCAGAACAGTTCCGGCATGTTGCAGTCGGAAGCATACTCCCGCTCCGCCGCAAGTCCGCGGGACTTCTCCCAGCCAGGCAACGGGACAACGACAAGCAGATCGCAGCAACCCAGTAGCGGCAGGCACTGCTTCATCCAAAAGTCATGAGCGTGCTTAACCCCGGCAAGGTCGAGGTGTGGCGCGACTGCGTGGCCGTGGGTGATGGGACTGAATACAACGTGCCCCTTCGACATGAGGAAGGCCGCGATGCGGGTTGCTGCGTCGACGCGGGCCTTGCGAACTGCGGGGTCCGGGTCAGAGTACGGGGCGGCGAGGTAGATCTTAGCCATTTTCACTTCTCCTTACTGATTAGTCTTTGAGCCATTGAAAGTCCGGGTCGATCTTCAGCTCCGCTGCGGCAATATCGCGGAGGGAGAAGGTATCCCCCGGTTCATACGGGACGACTTCATCGCAGCCCTTCGGGGAGAACTCCGCGTAGGTCATGCGAGCTTCGAGCCAGTCAAACAACCGGGCTTTGTAAAGGAGCTCTTTGAAGTGTGCTTCGAGGATGTAGTCCGGGGTCTTCGAGGCGGGAGTTGCGGCGTTTGTGAGCTTGTCCATGTCAGTCTCCTTAATTATCCCAGACCCAATTCGTGATGAGGCGGCGAACCTGAACTTTGATGGTTCCGATCTGCAGGCCGGTTACTGCGTGCGCGAACTCGATTACGTCGCCGGGCTGGCCCTCGAGGTAGGCGAGTTCGGTCTGCCGGCGGATGGCAGTGTCAAGGCGGCCGTACCGGCGAACGGAGAGTAACTGATTCCCGCGAACGCGACTGGCGATGATGTTACGTGGGGATGCTGACATGGTTGCCTCCAAGTCGGTAAAGGGGGTTAGGTGCGACGCTTTGTGAGGGCGCGGCGGGCGAGGTCGGCGCGGATCAAGCTTTCGAGGTAGCGCTGCCAGGCGGCGAATGGAACCTTCCCCTCTACTTCCGAGTAGAGTTCGAGCTCGACTGCGATGACGAGGTCGCGGGGGAGAGAGATGTTCTTCTCGATGGAGGGAACTGCTTTACGCGGGCGACCCATTTTTCATCTCCGAAGTGACGGTTATGCAAAGGACCTGGCGGAGGCCACTATAGCGGACATTGAGGACTTGTCCGACGGGGAAATCGCGCAGGGAACAGTAACGCCCTGCATTCGGGCCGATTGACTCAATGCGGAAGTCCTTTCCGCTAAACAGGGCGGCTTTGACTTCCTTCGCCGACTTGTAATCCCGGCCGTAAGCTGGGCTGAGTACGAGTGGTGACATGGTTTAAACTCCTTGCCCGAGGGCCCAGAAGAGGAAAACGGCGAAGCCGATGAGAGTGGCAACCGCCAGAAAGCGGTCGAAGAGCGTGTCACCTTGCGGGGCGAGCGGCGGGCGTTCCGCAGGGAAGTGCCACGGCTGGCAGTCGGACTTGCGGACGAAGCGGAAGTGTTCTTGGCGGTAGTCGCCGCCGGGGAACTTGGTTTTTGGCGTTGTCATTTGAGGCTCCCAAGGAGGTCGAGGTCATCGACGGTGAGCTGGGGAAGGGACGCAACGCACATATGGCAGGCGCTGACGTCGTGCTGGGTGTGGTAGCGGCTGGCGGGCATAAACGGCTCAGCGCGGGGAACACGAAGCAGGCGACGGCCCTTGTTGTTGCGCTGGATCTGGTAAGCGTACCAGGCCGCGAAGCCTTCGTGGATTGCGCCGCAGGCACAGAACTCGATCGTCGTGTGTGCGATGCAGAACTGCGTGCGCCAGAGTTCCGCTTCGGCGGCGAGGCGGTTGCTTTCGAGCAAAGCGGACTGTTCGGCGGAAAGCTTCCGGCCGGTTGCCTTGGCGCGCTTGGCGGCGGCAAGTTCAGTCGATTCGGTGAGGAGCTGGTCGAGGTCGTCGAGGTCGCTGACCGTTTTCGCGGTTACTGTGCGAGTGGATTCTTCGAGCAGCTCGTCGAGGTCGTCAAGGTTGCCAAGATCGGGGAAGGGAAGTGCGGACATGGTTGCCTCCAAGTCAAATGAGGCCGGACGGAGCCGGCCGGGGGAGAGTTACTTGCTGAGGGTGAGTTCGATTTCGACGAGCTTATTGACCAGCTCCTTGAGGGTGATCAGGCCGTTGTTGAATTGATCAATTGCCTCCTTCGCGCCGGAGGAGTTCATCTCCCGTTCCATCGCGGTCTCGAGGACGATAACCTTGGCCCGTTCGGCGATGGAGAGGTCATCGTACAGGCGGTACGATTCCGTCTCAAACTGGTGCTTCTCCCGTTCCTTTATGACCTTGTCCCTTTCCTCGACCGTCTTGTTCAGTTCGCTTTGCAGGGTCTTGTACAGCGTCGTCATGTTGAAACTCCTTTGAGGGTTGGCCGCCTGGGCGGGTAACATACCGGACGTTACAACCGAATAATACACCGTAAATAACCCGCCGTGTTGAAGTTATCACCCAAAAGCACCGAAGCCCGCTGGAGGGAGGCAATCCCCAGCGGGCTTCATCTAGTGCCCTGATCTATTCCCAGGTGTCACCCATCCTCGCCGGATAGGCTGGCTACGGCGCAGCCGCTTAGGCGTCGAGTTCGCCGAGCAGCGCGTCGGTGTCGACCGAAGTCTTCTTCGCCGCTTTCTCGCTTTCGATACGATCGACGATCGGCTTGATCTTCGGGTTGTTGCGCAGGGCGACCTTCTCCGCCTGCGACTTGCCGGACAGGAAGGCCTTGATCTGCTCGACGGTCTTGCCGGTGTGCTCGACCAGCGCGCGGACCAGAACCGACGTGCCGGCCATACCGGACGATTCGCGCTTGACCGACCAGTCGCCGTTGTAGAGGCGGTCGATCAGTTCGTCGATGGCGAGCACGCAGTCGTCGATTTCCGCGAGGCCGGCGATTTCGTCACCGAGCTTCTGCTCCGCACCGTGCGCGGCGAACTTGTTCAGGAGGTTGTCCGGGATGGTGAAGATGCGGGTTTCGCCATTGCGGAAGTCCAGGCGAACTTGAACTTTCCCTTCCCCGGTGACGGAGGCGTCCTTGAGCAGCTTCTTTTTCCCTGCGAAGTCGACGACGCGGCCATCTTGCATGGTGACGGTTTCGACTTGCGGTTCGGTCTTGGCCATGATCTTGATCCTTGATGAGGGTGGCAGGCAATTGAAAGGAAATCCCCGCTGCGTGGGTGCTTGCCGGTATGCCCGGTGCGGCGGGGATGGGGCTACGTTACGAGGTAGCGGGGGGCTGGTCAAGCGATTTTGACAGAACTTCCCCATTATTTTCCCTTCGGTTCGCACAGCCTTCACACGCAGCATCGGACGACCGAGTTGTATGTCCGCAGCGCATGGGAAGCCAGTCGGTTATGATGAGTTCCGGGCGCTGATGCGACCAGGGGTGGGCGTAGTACTTTGTTTGAACTCCGCGGGGGCCACCGTCAGCGGTCAAAGACGTGTGGCAGCCGTAGCGGTAGTCCGCTCCAGTAACGGTTTTTTCGTGGGGAGTGTCGGCGTAAAGGTAACCGGGCATTACGGGCATGGCTTAGCCTCCTCCGTGGATGTCGCTAGAACATCGCGCGTGGCGTGGATGATGTGCCATGAAAGGGCGTCTGCTGGCGTGACCTGCTGCCCGCGAATGCCGCCGCGGTATCTGCGATAGCTCTGTTCGGCGCGTGACTCAATGACCTCGATCAAGTCGTCTGAAATTTCTGGGATGATCGGCGCGGGCTGTGCGCCGGGGGCGGGATAGAGCGGTTCCAGAACCAGCCCGTTTACAGGTTTTGCTTTGTACGACCACCCGTAGTCGCTTCTACGTCGCCACGCAACCGGCTCTTGCTTCTCCATCGCCTCGATCCGGGCGCGCAGGTGGTTGAGGTTATCCTTGGCAAACGCGAGATGTGTCTTTGCCTTGTCAGCCTCTTTGCCGAATTGCGCGGCAAGTCCCTTCCACGATTCCACCTCGGCGCGCAGGTTGTCGCGCTCGTGCGCTGCCGCGTTTAACCCTAACCCGAGCGAATCAATTACCCTTTCCTTCAGGGCAATATCTTTCTCCGCCGCTTCGAGGCAGTCTAAGAGGTCGGAGACTGCTGCGGGGTTGGCCTCTTTCTGGAAATCTTGCAGGAGTTTGACCCAGTTCAGGCTAACCCCATCAGGCCCAGTCATGGCCGCTTGCGCCAGTCGGCGCAGTTCTTTCGTGTCGGTCATTTCTCTTTCCTCCTCTTTCTCGGCTGTGCCCTCCCAAACCAACTCGTCCTTGTCGTCCCATTCTTCGCTGTCCAGCTAATCGCTTTCCCCTGTTTTTCTAGTTCATAGAGGTCATCACGCGCGGTGCGCGGACTGACTCCTAACAACTTCGAAGCCGTTTGCGCGCACAGGTTTTTGTCGCGGAGGAGCTTTTCGAGGTGCTCGAGGCGCGCGGCGCGCTTGCGGCGGATTGTCGGCTGCGAAGCGGGAACGGCGGAAATCAATTGCGAAGTGAGTGCTGCGAGCAGTGTCATTTCGGTTGCTCTCCTTTAAACGAATCTGCGAAGTCGTCTATAGCCCGCAGAAGTTCATCAAAATCAATTATCTCCAGCTCCTCTGCATAAGAAGCCGGCCCGTAAGTCGGGTCATAGCTGTACGTTTTGACTGTGACTTGCCGTACATAGCTCATTTTATGCAGCCGCAGCCACAGCACAAGCCGTTTCAGGTAACTGTTCATCTAAGTATCTCCTTAATCGGAGCAATCACTTGTTCCTTGTCCGCCGCTTTCCACCGCAGTTGCACATCCCACACCCCATTGGAAGGGATCTTCCGAAAGGTTAGATCGTATCCGGCGGTAAGCAATTCCCCAAATTCAGGGTAGGCGAACGCATTAAGCTTAACCCCATCTCGAAAAGCTCGAAGGCGCTTCATCCTGGCAACAGCCCCATGCTCGGAACGCGCCCAATCAACTGAAACCCAGCTTTCACTGTCCAGCTCTTTCGCCGCGAGCTTTGCGGCGGACAGCCAAGCGATTGGATAGTGCTCAGGGTGGTGGCTACGGTAACGAGAGGTCATGAGGGAAGGCTCCTTAGTTGTTTAGCGGGTGTAGTAGTGGGTTTTCCGGGGAAGGCCGAGGTTCGCTGGGCTCTGTTCTGGCGAAAAATTGGCAGACTGTTTGAGTTTTTCCAAGAGAAGGGCGGAGGACGCTTCAATTTCCATGTCCTCTTCCGACTTGCGCAGTTCCGGGGTATCCCCGACGAGATCGACAACGACCTGCATGAGTTCCGTCATGACTTTGCGCTGGACGAGTAAGGTTGCGCGGTTGTCCGGGGAAAACCCAACTGTACAGTTATTTGTCGCTTCGACCAGGGTTTTGTCCGCTTTCCCTTTCCCTTTCCTTACCTCCCGAACTGCGTTGTAGAGGGCAAAGCGCAGGCGGATAGCGTTCGATTCCGATTTGCAAGGGATCAAAAGCGGCTCTTCCTGGAGAAAGGCTTTCCTCCAAAGCCCCTGCAAAAGCGCCTTTTGTTCGTCCATTTTGTACTCCTTCGTTGTTAGAGGGGACTGCGAATTGTCAGTCAGGGTACCGGGGGAAATCTATTACCTGTCCCTCGTCATCCGTCAGATAACCGATATGTACCCGGCAATTTGTCAGGTGGCAATAGGTTTTCCCGAAGTTCGCCCGTGTTTTTGTTGAAACTGTTGCGTGGGAGTTGCGAAAAGTTATCTGGGAGTTGTGTGGGGGTTTCCCGGATTGGGTTGTGTGAGAGGGACACCGCCCCCTAGTTATCCTTGAAGGGACTCCGTCACCCCCCCCCTTTTAAAATAAAAAAAATATTGTAACTGCCTACAATGCGAAGGATTCCTATTTGCATCCATCGTCACGTAAGGGGAACTAGGGGGCCGCCCCCCTCGAACACAACGCAATACGAAGAACTTGCAAGTAACCCGCAGGCAACTCCGGGGATTAGGGGTTATTCACCGGGCGTTACGATGGAGTAATACCCCGGATATAACTCAAATCAGGTTCGCAGGCACAGAAAACCCCCTATTTTCTGAAGGAGGGGACTTGCAGGAGGATAGGGAAGGGGGTATCGCGCGCGGATGGGGGGGCGGCGGTCTGGGCCGCCCAAAACGGGGCGTTGCGCAAAAATTAGGCAAAACGCGCCAAAACGGCCGCCACGGGGTTTTCCGGGGTCCGCCTATACCTACATATACCCCGCACCCCGAAAACCGCGCCACGGCCGTTTTAACCCCGTTTCCGGGCATTTCCGCATCACCCGAAAACCCCGATTCCCGGTCCGCCGACGAAACGCCCACGGATTACCCCGTCCCAGCTGCCCACGGTTCAACCCCGGCCCAGTACCTGGATCGTGCGGGCGGCACGCCGAAGTGCAAAAACCCCGCACGCGGCGGGGTTCGATTCCAGCATCATTTAAGCGACTATGCCGGACGCATCGTCTTGAATGCATCCGGCATATTTCGATTATGCGACTTGCTTAGTCGTTTTCAAGCTCGTCGAGCAGATCCTCCCCGGCCCCATCGTCATCCGCGCCGCGTTCAGCCTTGATCTGTTCGATGATCGCCGCGACCTTCGGGTTTTTCCTCAATTCAGCCTGTGCCTTCTTGTCCTTCGTGCTCAGCCACTCGCGCAATTCCTCTTCGGTCTTGCGGCCCGCGTACATCCGGCACAGCGCCGCAAATAGCAGCCCGCCGGTCCCCGTGCCACCTTCCCCGCGTACCGCGTTCCATTCCCCGAGCCGGGTGATGCGGTCATATACGGTCCAGACCGCCTGGTATTTGTCCTCGATCGACGCCGAGCGCCCGGTTTCGGGGTTACGGCTAATCGCCGCCGCATCGACCAATTTCTGTTTCAGCCCATGGAACATCGCCTGTTCCTGCACTGAACCGACTAGTTGCGACGGGCGGACCTCTATCCGTTTCCCATGGGCGAATTCGATAACCAGCGTGTCCTCGTCCCGTTCAGCCGTGATTTGTGCCTGACGTGCCATGATAAACCCCCACTATCAATTTCGTTCCTATGCCGTACCTGGTGCGCCCCATGCGCGCCCTGCCGACACCCCGAATCATCCGCCGATTCCGATAGCCTGTCATCCCCCAGTTTCCTCCTTTTCAATAGTCTATGTGCATCGCACCCTGACCGCCACCGCCCCCATACATGTAATGCGCGCCCGCCCGCGTAGCATCAGCCGTGCCTGCTGCCCGCTATCACATAACACCAGCTCGATAGCCCTTCCCTATAGACCTACTCGATAGCCATTCGCTATCAACTTCCCGGTTTCCGATAGGGTATGGGGGGGGGGCTTGCCCGGCAGTGGGGGGTCGCGCGGCGGGGCTTAATGGTCATTACACAGGTAGTTACGGGGACCATTTTTCGTTTCCTCAGTCATCCTAACTAGGTAGCCGTTATTTACGGAGTATTACTGTGTAGTAATACCGGGGGTAGTTGAAGGGGGGGCCGTATTTCCCCCGACCTCAACTTCGCAGTTCGCAGTTCGCAGTTCGCAGTTCGCAGTTCGCAGTAACTTGGTGGGTGGG